AATCTAGACAATACCTGCTGTAGTTTTAAGTGTGTTAACTGAATCATATCAGCAAATCCAGTAATTCTAGATACTAAAGATTCAATTCTACCCTTGTAGATTCTAGGAGCAACAATACTGTAGTTCATTTTAACCTTAGTGTAATCGCTCTTTGGACGAAGTACGTTTTTGGCCATCTCCCATTTAAGAATCTTTTCTGTTCCTACAACAAAAACACCCTCGTAAAGAACTTCTATAGACCTAGAGATTTTAGAAAATTGTTCTAGAGCGTCAGCTGGTGGGTTAAACAAATCATCTTTAATGATTATTTTACTAGCCCCAGTGGCTGTTTCTTTAATCTTGTATACTTCGTTGGCGTAGGTTTTAAAATTAAAGTACATAATCTGAACGGTATTGGAGTCAACCTCGCTATTACCGTTAAGACCACTACTTCTAACTCTATTGTTTTGAATACCCTGAGATGTTATGTCTTTTAATTCTTCATCATTAAGTTCTGGGAACTGTTTCTTTAACTCATTTACAGGTATAGTCTTTAGTTCGCCAGCATAATAAATATCATCAAAATACGGAGATTCTGTATAAGAGTAAATAAAATTAGCTGGATCTACGTACTCCACCTTAATGCCCTCACTCTTCGTGAACATGTCTTTAACTACGGCAATACCTAAGACGGTTAAGTCGTAATAAAGTCTTTTCTTTATATTCTCGTATCTACTGCCTTCAAAAATTGTATTTATAGCTTGCTCAGCAGCTAATTCTATTGATTGCTTATAACTAAGCTGCATGTGAACCTCAAGTTCTTCTTTTGTCTCAGGAAGTTGTGCTTCGTTATTTTCGAATAGATTAACTCCAAACGCCTCTTGCGCAAACTTTGATAATTCTTTGGTTTGCATGTCCCGAAGAATAGACTCCATGTATGAGGTTCTTTTCGCCGTGCCATATGGGTCTTGAGAAAAAGCTTTTATTTCAAATCCTCTTTCTGCAATTCCGTTTACAACTATGTCGACGAACTTAGGAATAATAGGAACTGGTTTCCAGTCCAAATTCAAATAAGATAAGTCGCCGTTGATGGCTAATTCGTCTTTGTACTTTTGAATCGGTTGTTCACCCCTAGCGTACAATCTCAGACCATGAAACGCGTTTTGATTATTGTAAAATCTGTTTACACCAGAATCTACTTTAAACCATTCTTGTTCTATTGCTTTAGCAACACTCAAGCCGTATTCAAGACTTGCTTTTTCTCTATCACTAGTTATTTGACTAGGAAAGTAACTTTTTATAACTGATTCAGCCATTTTTATTGTTTTATTATTTCGGATGCGAATCCTGAGTTTTTAAATCTCGCAAGACCCATGTTAATCACTTCTCTTTCAACTTTATTTGATGGAGCATACAAATGCCTATTGCAAGCCATTATCGCTAGTCCAGAACTAATAGAAGCGTCGTGTTTTGTTCTTTTATTTATGTCAAATTTCGCCCAGTCGTTTAACGTATTGTTGAAGTACATCGTACCGTGCGTATCATTTTCTTGGTTGTATCCAACAAAATTTTCTATATACATTTCAATAGCGGCGGCGTGGGATTGCTTCATGTCCTCACTTGAGTTTGGAATACCGCCAATTTCTTTCTCTGTTACAGATAGTTGATTTAATCTCCTATCTGGTCTGTTTATTGAAAAACCTCTATAACCTCTTCTTTTTATATAATAAAGTAATCTTGGTTTAGCGTTCTCGGCAAGAATAGGCATACCATAAAATACAATAGCCATCAGCATATCCTCAAAGAATATTTCGGCTGTTTGAGGTCTAGCTATATATTCTAAAAAAAACGTAGAAGGAGGAACATCCTCCATTGAAAACTTGGTCAACCCATGTAGTGCGCCTTTCGAACCCCTACCATCAACTGTTCCAGATATATCATAAGAGTCACATCCAAAAGCGCCGAGGTGCTCATTTCCAGGATACTTTATCCCATTCTTTACAATCACATTGTTTTGAAGATTTTTAGGTAGAAACCAAGATATTTTAAATCTTCCGTTTCTATCGGGATGAAAAACAACCTCTGTATCCATTAATCCGTTTCTCCACTGAAAGTTTCCAACCGTAACAACACCGCTGTTTGATAAGCCGTCGTTTTCATCTATTTGTTCGTATATTTTAACTAGATTAAAAAGACTGTTTTTCATTTCGTCCCTAAAAGCGTGCTCCTCTGTTCTTGGAAACTGCCTATAGAACTCGTTAAGAGCGTCTTGACTGTGCTTCAATCCATCAACCTCGTTTTCCCAATGCTCTAGCACACCTTGGTCTATTGAATCACCTTGCGGCGATTCCACTGGTTTTTCGGGTGTATCAAAAACCGGATTACCGTATTTATCAATAAAACCCTCATAATTCCATTCCATTGGAATAAAAAGACTATAAAGTCCAGAGCGCGTTTGACCGTTTCTGTTTCGTTGAGTAACATCTGAATCTTGGTATAACGACTTAAAGTTGTCTCCTCCTTTGTCTAAAGAGTTTGATGTTGAACCCATCATACACTTTCCTATAATCCTACTACCGAGACGAAGACACGTTTTTGTTACTCTCCAGTTATTTAAAATATTATCAGGTCGCTCCCACTTTCCGCTTTCATCATGGACCAGTAGTCTTAATTTTTCACCGTCATACGAGTTGTCTCCAGTGTTTTTCCAGTCAATCGTAGTATCAAGTCCTTCTAATTCTTCTCTTTGATCCCCAGATGATATTCTTTTCCTTGTTATTTTCGATGCTGGTACTCTAAACGACAATTCGGTTTTAGGTCTATCCATACCGTCTTGTATAGGTTTGAAAAAGAAAGGATAGTTAACAGCAATTGGAACAACCTTATCTGTAAACATTTTCTTAGCATCACCACCAGTTTTAGACAACATGCCAAACCTGGCATCTGATGTTATAGTTGCTTGGTTGACGATTTCGCCACTTGCCATAAACGAAAAACCACTACGCCTGTTTTTTAAGTAACACATGCCGTAGCAGCGTGAATCAGCCTTAACGGCTTCCCAGAATATGAAAAACAATCTGTTTGCCTCTCTAAAATCTGGATTACCAACGTCAATTTTAGACCACTGCAGGTACATGTAATGAGTACCAGTTATGTAGGTTTTTACGCCGTTGTTTTGAAACCAGAAACCACACTCTCTTCTGTTGAACTCTTCGTCAATATAACTTTCGTATTTAACTTTAAAAGAATCATCGGTATCCCTCCAGTCAAATATAGTTTTTATGGACTGTAATTGCCTTGGATATTCAGAAACTTCCCAAGCTCCTGATTCAAACTTATGTTCGTTAACGGGTGTCTTAGGTAATGCTATTTTTAAATTTTGAATTTCATATATATCACCTATTTCGCCAGTTTTACTAATAATTACAATATCGTGCTCCTTGTCATAACCGTATTTCCAACTTTTAGACCTATTTAATCTCTTCACGGTGTTTATTCGTAAAGGTTCAATTATTCTATATAGTGTCTTTTCGTACATTATTTAGACCTTCTTTCAGCAAATCCCTTAAACGCTTGCTTCTCGTCTTTTTCTAGTGGTTTATCTTCTAGCTTAGCTTGCTCTTCTTGTATTCTAGATAAAATTTCGAATGCGTCAAATATGGCTAGTTTTTTAGTAGCAGCTGCGTTCTTTAGCCTATCCGCCGACACGTCGTCTTCGGTGTTTGTTATGATCTTTTCTTGAGCAACTTTTATAAGTTCCTCAACCGCTTTATGCCCAGCTTGGATTATACTCCTTTTCGTTTCCAGAATATCCATAATTTATAGCTATTGAATTTGATTCCACCCTATATGTTCTTTCACCATCTATGATAAATTCATATTCACTCCTTGGCAAAAACCCAACTAGGTCACCCTTGTTAAATCCAGACTGCAGTAATGTATCATCTACGTGTTTTAAAACACCCATTAGTTCTTTTTCTTTTTCGCTTGACCAAATATCACTAGATACAACTGGTTTTACAAAACAATATCCGTTAATAGGATTCCAATCACCACCTGGTTCTCTGTGCATAAAAATCTGATCAGGAACCACAATAAACACATCGTCCATAAAGTAAGAACTACTGTTTTTTTCAACTCCCCTGATATCATAGAAACGCCTAAAGACGTTATGATGAACAACAACTTCTTCACCTAGGTTTATACCCAAACAACCGGCCTTTGGTAAACCAATAATTATACCAATTCTATTGACATACTTGTGGTCCTGAACGTCCGTGTTTAAAATCAAATCTAAGCCATTAACCTTTTTAATGTTAACGTTTCTTGATTCCTTTGGTTTAATAACGAAGTTGAATATGGACCTCATTAATACTCTAGATTATACTCAACAGCTATACCCATGTTTTTATTAAAATCTTTCCATGGTATTACTTCTTCGTTTTTCTCTATGTATATTGTAAACTTATCTTGCTCTTCAATTATACTACAAATACAATGCCCCCCATAGACATCTTGGCCTATGGAGTAGTGCATTGCATCGCTTTTATAATCTCTGCCGATAGTTATTTTTCTTATCAGCCTAGTCATGATCGTTGTTATTCAATAACCTCGGCATCAGGAACTTCTTTTTCCGATACGGTGAACTCACCGGTCTCAAGATTTAATGTTCCGTGCCCGTGCTCCTCAGCAAGTTCCCTCATGATAACTTGAATCTCTTCACCGCTTGCGCGTAGTTCAGTGACTAAGGCTTCCTGGCGCGCGGCGAGATCTTTCTCGCTTACGTGCAGAGCCCCAAGCTCCATTTGGATTTGCTGTTGTTTGGCGCGCACTTCACGCGCCTTAGTTAGTTGGTCTTCAGAAATATGAGCCATAATAAAATAGAATTAGAATTAAAAAAAGTTACTAGCAGTCTACTGAATCCTCGTATCCTGGCTGAACCTTTAGGTACTCATAGGCCTGGAC